ATTCCCATTCCTAGCATCAAATAATCATCTCCCTCTATTTATGTTTGAAAGTGATAGAATACAAATTGAATTGTATTTCAGTGATGTTATAAATGATAGAGTATCTCTATGTAAGAAAGATGAACCAACACAATACCCTTACTTTGATTATATTTTATCAAGACAGACTATCACTGCTAATGATGGAGACGCAACAAAAGATACAGCCAAAACTAATGTTAGAAATGTTGGTGGTGCTGGAATGGTTGTGACTAGATTATTTGGTGCTTATGTTCCTACTGGTAATAAAGAATTATCAATCCTAAATAAATATCAAGCACTAGCAATGAAACCTACTACGAAAGAAAGCGGACAATTAGAGACCAATGTTTTCTATAATGAAAGGTTTTTATATCCTCTAAATTTGAAGAACAATTCAAGACATTTCTTTAATCTAACTAATTCAAACAAAAGACATTATCATACAACAAGAGAAGTATATAGTGCTTCTGGTGAGGCACTAGTTTTAGATGGCACTGCTTCACACAAATATGAAGGTAGAGGACAGACGGCTGGATTAAAAGGAACACAATTCTGGCAAGGATTTAGATTGAACCTTGGTGAGCGTGTTGGTTCAAAAGGTATTGAAGTAACGATGAATGCCAGAGGAGTTAATGGTGAAGGTGAAGGTTTAGATGATGGTGATTATACGCAATTTGTATATCTTGAAGTAGCAAGACAATTAGAAATGAACCCAAATGACGGACAGATAGAGACTATGTATGGTTAAACCTTTTTGGCAAATAAAAAATATATATGGATGCCATTTTGGTTTATTTCCTTTGAGTTTCCTAGCAAATTTTAATTTTTATTTTTTCAATTTTATCATAATTATTTATTTTTCCTTATCAACCCCTATAAATTAAAAATCATTATGATAAAATCAAAAATATTTAAAGTGTGATTATCACCAATTTCTATGATAGAAAAAAATACCCTTTTTTTTAATTAATTTTTTATCAAAAAAAAAATCTAACCTTATAATAAATGAAAGTAGAAAACTTGAATGCCACAATCAAGAAATCCAGACCTAATATCAAAGATAGCACAATTAAGATGTATGAAGGAAACCTCTTGAAACTAAAGAAAATATTTGAAACAGATGATTACAAATTTTTAAAAGATATTGGAAAAGTTCAAGATAAATTAAAGGACAAACATTTTACAACACAAAGAAACTATTATAATTCAATCATTATTTTATTAATGGCACTTGGAGAAGATAAAGAATTAATTGATAAATACAATAAAATTAGAGATGAATTAAATGCTAAATATCTTGAAAATCAACAATCTGGTGTAATAAGTGATAAACAAAAAGAGAACTTCATATCCATTGATGAATTAAGAAACCTTATCTCAAAAATCAAAGATGATTTAAACATTCCAAAATTGAAAAAGAAAGATACACTCACAGCTAAAGAAAAGAAATTATTGATGGTATATTGTATTTTAAGCATATTAATTGAGAACCCTATGAGAAATGACCTCTCACAAATGAAGATAATATCCAAAAAGGTTTATAATAAATTGAGTGATAAAGAGAAAGAAGATAACAATTATCTTGTTATGGAGAAAACCTCACTTAAGTTCATATTAAACGATTATAAAACGAGTAAGAAATACGCAGAGAAAATCATACAAATTTCCAAACCTTTAGAGAAGATAATTAGAATGTATATGAGAATAAACAATCTTAAAAATGGTGATATATTGTTTCCACTTACTAGAAATGCTATATCACAATTGTTAATAAAAACATCAAAAAAATATATAGGTAAGAGTATCTCTACAACAATTATAAGAAAAATTGTAGCCAGTGATTTATTAAAAGATGTTAAGGAGATAGAAAAGAAATTATCAAATAAAATGGGAACTGATATAGATACAATAAAAAATGTTTATGTTAAGGAAACATCTTAGAGATGTATTTATTTTCTACCTTACATAATATTTTCCATTCATCAATACCTCTATCTCTTCTGCCACCTTCTCCTTCAAAATATTCCTCTGGGTTATATTCCCATACATAGAAGGCATTTTCACCCCAACCTTCATTAATACATCTCCAAACAAAATAACATTTTGCCGTTGGATTTTCTTTAATAAATTTTTGTGTTTCTTTAATCTTTCCCAATTCAAATTGTAAATCTGGATAATCTCCAAAGTTACATCTACGAGTTTTTAATTCAACCTTTATTTTTGTATCATCTTCAAGAGTTCCTCTATAATCAAACTTATTGTATTTGTCATTGTCATCACTTCTGGTATTGAATAATTCACATTTAAAATATTTATTAAGATGTTTTCTGGCTGTATCTTCACTCCTAAATCCAAATTTGAGGTCTTTTTGTAATTTTCTTTGGTTCATTGTTTTATACTTATACTTAGAAAATAATTTTAGAGAAATAAACGCACTAAACCATTTTGGCAATAAAAGATATTTAAACCAATTTGGCATTCTATATTACTTTTTATATGCCAAAAAGGTTTATAATAAAAATCTTGTATATATATAATAAACAACTATGAACCAAGAAACAGAATATACTGATATAGAGATGCTTGAGTGTAATAGTCGGTCTTCAGTTCAATATTTAGGAGGTGATAAATCTATATCATCACATTATACAAATAGATTAGGAAGGAATATAAAACTTAATAGAGGTGATAAAGTATCGGTATCATATTCATTTATAAATGAAAGAGGGTGTGGTATTCCAGATGCTATTGAGATTAATGGCATACAAACTGGAGATGAAGAATTATCAATCCCATATACAGATGTAGAAAATTTTGGTATTCAACCCGATAATGCCAGAGAAAAAACAGATACTACAGAATATTCAAGAGTAACACTTAAGGATTATAAGTTCTTTCCTAGAGATGATGAGATAAATGTTCCTATAAATTATTATTGTAATACTAATGGTGAGGGATATTATTTCTTACCAAGAAGATACTTACCAGAACAACCGCGAATGTTATATCCTACAGCTGACGACGAAAAAGACAAAGTTTTGGAGTTTCAAAAAAATATAGCATATCAATTATGGACTGGGGATGATAGTATTGCTAATGGAAGATGTTATTATGAAAGAGGAAAGGGTGGTGATGAATATTCAATGTGTTTGGCGGATATGATTTTTTTTTATGATACTACTGAAGGAAAGGATGGTTATTTTAAACCTAGAACTGATGGTGGCAAATTTGCTATATTAGTAAAAGATAAAATGGTTCAAAATTTTCAATATAATGCTGAAAGCACGACATTCTGGACTGGTCTTAAAACCGACCCAGCACTTCAAAAGTATCATCTATATCAAGAAGTTCTAAACTTGAAACTTCCTAAAGGATATAACTCACCAGAAAATATAGCAGATAGATTGACAGAACAGATACAAGAAGAGAGACCATTAGTAGAATTAGATATAGAAGATAATGGAGAACCAGCCAGAGCACAAATATATTCTCGCTTATATTCAACTAAGACTTATAAACCTTTTAATTGTGCTGGTTTTCTAACTAATCAAAAGAAAGGATTTGATGATTTTATGGCATCTTCAAATACTCTCCAAGCACAAAATTATGATGGTTCCTATCAATATATAGGATGTAATAGACCAGACTTATTTTTTGTTGGTAGGGAGTTTCAATCATATACAGAGCATCATTTTGTTAATAATGCTATAACAAAAGACCCTCACGGCGGTCCCGTATTAGATACAGCAATAAATACATCATTATTATATACAAAAGATAATTTAATAAAATTATCAAATATTTTCAAGATACAAGGGTTATATCCAGAGTTATTTGTAGGAACACCAGCCGTATTTGGTGGAACTATAGACCATCCAGATGCGACATTTGAAAACTCAAGATTTCTACATATTAATAGATATAAAGAAACCGCTGGGAATATAGGGAATGATTTGGGATATGACAACTATGAGGATAAGGGTTCAAACCGAGCATCAATGCCATTTTTTTTCAAATATGATAAATCAAATGAAGACAAATTTACTAGCGGAGATGACTTCAATGATTTAAGTTATGGATTTGCTACAAGATATAAAAATGGAGACGATTATTATATAGCATTGAGACCAGATTTAATTGGTGGAATACAAAATTATATTTTTGAGTTTGATGGAAATATAACCGCTGGAACAAGACAAATAGGTTGGGATTGGCATTTCAATGCGTATGGTATAGTATGTTGCCAATTATATTCTGGATATACTGATTATATGTATGACGACTCAGAGGGTTTTATATTAGCATCAAAGACATTCAATACCACCGATAATCAAAACCGATACCAGAGAGGGGTTAATTTAGCACCATTGGTGACACAGACATATTTAGGATGTAATAATGGAGCAGTGATATATAATGAAGACGGACATTTTGCTTTCACACAATTACATACAGCTGAGAATGTAGGACAACAATACAATGCTGGGGATGACAACAACCCCGATAGTGCGACATATAATCCAATTGTATCTAGTGCTGGTGCTAATGCTTACAAGATAAATAAACAATTAAACTTTTGGTCTTGGACACCAGAAATGAAACCATATGGCAGTCCATCTGGAGTTGAAGCATTGGGAGTAGTTTCTGGTGGTCTAAAGACTAGTGAGATATGGGTTGATGCTCCACTTACAGACCCAGCGTGGATGACTATTACAGAAACGGATGGGATACCTAATTTTGGTAAAATTAAATATGATAAATTAAATAATGCCATAGTTCCATATTCTATCATAGATAGTCAAACTGGAATAATTTTAAATTTGAACCAAGGAATAACAGAGGATACTATAAATGATAGTTTGTTAGGTATTTTGGGATTTAGTTGGGAACAGATAAACCCAGATGTGATTGATAGTTCAAATAATTATATGGCACGAATATCAACTAAAAATCAAAATAAATTAAGATATATCACAACTAATAGTGAAATAGTATCAACAGAAACAAAAGATTTTGTTGTGAATAGATACGGAGCAGTTCAATATACAACACAGATTACAATACCAATTGGTTATGAAGGATGGGTTAATGGAATAGTAGGAAACAAAACGGATAGTAGTGGAGACCGAGAGAAAACGGGACAAGCATTTAGAGGGAGTGCCTATACACAATTCCCAGTGATAGTTCAACAAACCAATTCAATAAATATATCTGGTGAGTTATTACCACGGAGAATGATTAATCCTTATTATTGTATAAGGAGTGATTTATTATTGGGTGGAAATAATTTCATAGGAGGAAGAGATGGAAATAGCATATTACCAATTATAGATGTAGTGAATAAAGAAAATGGTGATGGTGATTATTACTTCTCTGGAGATAGCCGTGAAGTAACAATTACAAATGATATGAATATAAGTGAAATCACAACACAGATTACAAACCCAGATGGTAAGTTCTCCAAGATTGATAATGGATCTTGTGTGATTTATAAGATACAGAGGTCTAAAATTTTAGATAATACAATAATAGAACAAATCCTTCAAGCAAACCAACCAAAGAAATCAAACAAAAAATAATCTAAAATTATGCCATTTTATTTTATCATAGAAATACAAGAGGGAATATATAAATAATAAAACAATTTTATCGTGTATTAAACATTTTCCTTATATACCCCTTAAAAAAATAAATAAAACCGCAAAAATGTTCCTTTTTCATTAGATTTATGGTCTTTTATGGTCTAAAATACAATAAAATTATAATTTTATATCAATTTAACATCATTTTTGACATAACTTTA